GCGCAATGGATGAAACCAGACTTAATAGTGGCGCACCATTACTAAATTCACACAATTCACAAGGTGGTCTTGATGCTATTTTGGGCAAAGTAGTTGAAAATTCAGTAAGAATTGAAGATGGAAAGGCTTATTGCCGTATTAGATTCTCAAAAAGAGCAGCCGTTCAAGATTACTGGGAAGACATTAAAGACGGAATAATTACAAATATTTCTGTAGGGTATAACGTAATGCGTTCAATGTATAGTGGCACAGTTGACGATGTAAAAAGATATGTTGCAACTAACTGGCAACCATTTGAGGTCAGCTTTGTTAGCGTGCCAGCAGACCACAGAGCAACAGTTCGTGAGAATAGCGAAACTACTGAAATGATAGTGGAAGGCGAAGAAAAAGAAAAAGAAGTTGTGCAAGCTGAACAAATTAAAGATGATGCACCACAACGTGATCAAGACATTTTAAAAATAAAATACATACTAAATAAATAATGAAACGTTTAAAAGAATTGCGTGAACTATGCGCAGACAAAAAAGCTGAGTTGAAAGCATTGCACACAACTCTGGAAACTGAAAACAGAGCAATGACTGAGCAAGAGATTGCTTTGGTTGAAGCTATTGAAACTGCACTTGCTGCATTCAAGAAGGAAATTGGTGCATTGGAAACAATGGACGAAGAGAACAAAGAAGAAGCAGTACGTTCAGCATCAATTGGTTCAGTAAGTACATCAAAAAATGAGTCTAAGGAAATTGAGAAAAACTTTTCAATGATCCGATTCATGAACCAAGCCATTTCTGGTAAACTTGAAGGATTTGAAAAAGAAATGCACCAAGAAGCAGAAAAAGAATTACGTGCAAGTGGTTTATCATCTGAATCAGGTGGTTTTGGTATTCCTACAATCGTAATGCAAAACATGAACGCAAAGTTCAATCGTGCGCAAAGTGCTGGAACAGATTCTGAAGGTGGTTACACTATCCAAACGGACAAAGGCGATTTAATCGAACCATTTGCACCAGCACCAATTGTAAGCCGAATGGGAGCAACTGTATTGCCAAACTTGGTTGGAGATTTATCTCTTCCAAAAGACACTAACCTTTTCTCAATGACTTGGGAAGGAGAAAATGATGATTCTGCTGAAACAAGCAAAACTTTTGCTGAGGTATTATTAACGCCAAAAAGAATGGCTGGATATGCTGACTTGAGTAGAACCTTATTGCGCCAAGCATCTTTTGATATTCAAAACTACGTAAACAACCAATTCATAGTTGCAGTGAATAGCACTTTGGATGCAGCAGCTATCAACGGAAGTGGAACAGGTGGCCAACCAACTGGTATCTTAAACACTACTGGTATTGGAGATGTTGCTGGTGGAACAAATGGTGCAGTACCAACTTGGGGAAATATCGTTGACCTTGAAAGTGAAGTAAATATTGACGATGCACTTGAAGGAAACTTAGGTTACTTAACTACTGCTGGAATCAAAGGAGCATTAAAGCAAACTTTGAAAGCAAGTGGTGTAGCTGGTTACATCTGGGATGGAGAAACAATGAACGGATATAACGCCATGACATCTTCTAACGTACCAAGCAACTTGACCAAAGGAACAAGCAGCGATGCTAACGCAATCGTATTCGGTAACTTTGCTGACTTAGTAGTTGGACAATTTGGTGGTGTATTTATTCTACCAGATCCATATACTCAAGCTGGAAAATCAAGAGTTAGAATGCACACTGAACTTTTCTGTGACATCGCAGTAAAAAGAGCAAAGTCATTCGCAGCTATGAAAGACGCATTGACCGCATAATTAGTCTTATTCATATCCCATTGCCTCGCCAAATTGATTTTTGTGCGGGGTTTTTGGGTGAATGAAAGTTATATTTTTAAAAAGTCCAACTGGTATTTACAACCTTGCTTATTCAATAGGGCAAACGGCTGAATTAAATTTAGTGCTTGCAAAGGAATTGATTGCTGCTGGTGTAGCTGAGGAAGTACCAACTGAAAAGGTAGTTGCTAAAAAGCCAGTTAAAAAGGTAATTGCAAAAAAGAAAAAGTAAATGAGGCAAGAAATAGATACACAGATACCAGCAACGGATTTGCTAAGTTTAGCAGAGGCCAAAGAGCATTTGAGGGTTACTGGCACTGATAGTGATACAGAAATTACCACAATGATTACTGCTGCTGCATCTATTTTGTCAAATCATTTAGGGTATTACGTTCAAGCAACGGAATACAACAGATTCTGCAATGACTTAGAATTTTTAGCCCAAGCAAACAATATTCCTCATTTATTTTATCATCACGAACAGCATCCAGGTGGAGATTATACCGAAATAACAGATTTTAACCATGATATTAATGGCTATCAAGTAAAAATTGATTACGATGGCACATACGACATTAATGAATACGGCTATAAATACAAAGTGACAATTGAGGCTGGATATACTGCTGCATTGTTTCCTAAAGATTTGCAAGTTTGCTTAAAGCTAATTGTTGCGGATTTATATGAGCAAAGAGGCGATCAATTGCCAGTCAAATTGCATTACATTCCAAGAGGTGTTTCTGCGATTGCATTTAACTATTGTTTGAGGGCATTTACTTAATTATGAACGCTGGGAGATTAGATAGACTTGTAAGCATTCAATATCCAACTGTCGCAACAGATAGTTTTGGGGCAAGTGGTGCTATAACTTGGACAACCTTAACGACTCAAATGTGGGCCAGAATGGAAACAAGCCTAAGTACAGAAAGCGTTGCTGCTGATAAAGTAGAAAGCACTTACCCAGTAAAATGGACAATGAGGTATTCCACACAAATAAATGAATCAATGAGAATCGTTTATGAAGGGCAAAATTACGTGATTAAGGGAATAAGAGAAATCACAAGAAGGCATTTAATTGAAGTTCAAACTGAATTAGTATCGTAATGGCAAGGAAAACAACAAGATTAGAAGTAAACATGGCATCAGTTGTTCATAAAATGAAATACTATGAAGCATCTCTTGCTGATGGCCGAGTTCGTGAAATGATGAAAGAAGAAGCTAAGGTTATTGTTTCCAATGCAAGAGCAAATGCAAGGCCATTAAGCAAAAGGGTAGCTAATTCAATAGGATTTATAGAGAAGAAATCTTACCCTTATAATATACTTATAGGCCCAAAGTACCCACAAGGAAACTTGGCGCATTTTTTTGAATATGGAACTGCACCAAGGCAAAATGCAGATGGGCATAATAGAGGTAGAATGGTTGCGAAGCCATTTATGAGGCCAGCAATAGACAATAACATAGCAAGCGTAAAATTGAAAATATTAATACGTTTGCAAGAAATAGTAAGAAAGTTAAAAATTAAAAAATAAAATAATATGCCAACCACAGGAACAATTAATGGAACTCTGCTTCGTCTTTTCGTAGATGATAGTGGAACACTAAAGCCGATTGCAAACTTAGTATCTAACGACATTTCGTTTACTAAGGATTTAATCGAAGTCACAAGCAAAAGCAGCTCAGGAAGTAAAGAATTCATGTACGGACATTTCGGTGCATCTGGATCATTTGAAGGAAGATTTGAGGATGATTCAGTAGGTGCAACGGAATATTCTTTTGAGGAACTTTACGCAGTTATGGTAGCTGGAACAAACTTATCAGTTGTATTTACTACAAATGTAACTGGAGATATTAAGTACACTGGCTCAGCGTTATTAGGTAGCTTATCACTAAGCGCACCAGACAACGATGCAGCAAGTTTTTCTGGAGATATCACAATCACTGGAGCAGTTACACAAGGAACAGTAGCGTAATTTAAGAAAATATGGATAAGATTATATTTTTAGATCAAGAATACGATGTTCACTATAATATGCTATCATTTGAAAAGATAGCTGAAGATATGGGCGTTGAAAATATCGAAGAAATGGGGCAGCAAATGATGTCAGGCAATATAAAAGTATTACTGAAAAGTAGTCGTATTATTGCTTTCAATGGCTTGCTTTGCGCAAGTAAAGTTAATGGCACAGACTGCCCTTTTGATTCGGTGGAACAACTTGGCGAAAAAGTTACAAAGTTTTCGGATTTAAACCCATTTAGCGAAGTATTTACAAAATCTTGGCTTGGGTTTTTTACAGAAAACTCAGATGAAAAAGTAGAAAAAAAGGCGAAGGGGGCAAAGTAGTCCCCACAACCTTTAAACTACTTAAAACTGTGGCCTTTGGAGAATTAGGTTTGCGCCAAAAAGAATACGAGGAAAGTAGCCCAGAGTATTTGACTTTAGCAATAGAGGGTAAGCGCAAAGCCGATACTGCAAGAACAAAAGAAACCTATGAAATTGCTCGAACATTGGCATATTTCTCAGTTTCGCCACATACAAAAAAGAATATCAGCCCTAAGAAATTGTGGCCGTTTTACTGGGATAAAAAAACCGAAGGAACGCTGGAATGGATTAAGGCAAACAAAGACAAATTTGAAAAACTAACATTAAACTAAGTGAAGCAAGGAAAAGCAATATACAACTTACTATCATCTGCAAGCGCAGTCACTGATATTGTTGCAAATCGAATTTATCCATTAAGAGTGCCTGATAAAACGGCCTTTCCTTGCATTACTTATCAAACTATAAGCAACGTGCCATACAATTCAAAGTCTGGATTTACCAGCTATCAATCAAGGGTGCAAGTAAATGTTTTTGAGAATGATTACAACAATGCTTTCATCTTATCAGATGCTATTAAAACGGCATTAGCCGATAAGGTTGGAACTTTTGGAACTGTAGTTGTTCAAGGTACAAAATTTCTTAACCAAATAGATGAAGAAGAAGATTTTGCAGATGGGTTTGGGTTAGTTCATTTTATATTAGAATTTAGCATCACATACAATGAGTAGGAAAACAGATTTAAATTTAAGCATTGGCGTTGATGTAAAGAAAGGTTTTGAAGAAGCCGTTGTTGATATTAAAAACAATGGAAACAAACTTGCAAAGGCATCAAAGCAAATTGCACAATCCATTGGCAAAGATTACGCAGCATCTTATAAGAAATTTAATACATCTTTCAAGGAAACTAACCTTATAATAAAAGACCAAGAAAAGAACCTTAAAATACTTACTAATGAATTACGGCAATTAGAAAAACAAGCGAAAAAATACGTTGTCGTTCCTCCAAAACTTAGGTCAGAATTAAACCATGTCACAAGGGCATTAACAGATCAAAGAAAAGGTTTAAAAAGGTTAACTGGCCAAGCACTTGCCTATCAAGAGGGAATG